GCTGTCAGACATGAATGACTTCGATTTTGACAGTGACAAGCAGGGCAAGATTTGGGAAGCCATTGAGGAACAGAACGGATTCCGAAAGAAGATGGAAAAGGCGCTGAAAGAAATCCTGTACATCGGAGACGGAGCTTTCAAAGTGACAATCGACACGATGGTGAGCGAGTATCCAATCCTGGAATGGTATCCGGGAGACCGGGTTGAGACGGTTAATCAGCGTGACCGGTTGCGCGAGGTAATCTTTAAGACACCGTACAACGCAAAAGGTAAGCGGTATGTGCTCAATGAGCGTTATGGATACGGCTACATCATCAACGAGCTGTATCTGGATGAAAAACTGGTGGATCTGAAGGTTCTGGATCAGACTAAAAACCTGCAGGACTGGCGGTTTGATGAGAAGACCATCCTCGCCGTACCAATCCATGTGTACGAATCCACAAAGTATGAGGACCGCGGCGGCTCCATCTATGACGGCAAGCTGGACAGCTTTGACGCCTTCGATGAGGCGTGGTCACAGTGGATGGACGCGCTTCGTGCAGGCAGGGCAAAGACCTACATTCCAGAATCATTAGTACCCAAGGATCCAAGGACAGGAGAGCCGCTGGAGCCAAATCCGTTTGACTGCCGGTATTTTGCCGCGGACAATAACATGGATGAAAAGGGAGAAAATAAAGTACAGACCGATCAACCGGTTATCCCACATGACAGTTACCTGGCATCTTATGTGACGGCGCTGGATCTGTGCCTGCAGGGCATCATCAGTCCAAGCACTCTTGGCATCGACACGAAGAAACTGGATAATGCAGAGGCGCAGAGAGAAAAGGAAAAGACCACGCTGTATACCAGAAACGCGATTGTGGAAGCTTTGCAGGAAACACTTCCGAAGGTGGTAAGCGCTGCGATTAATGCTTACAACATTCTGATCAGACAGCCGGTGGAAGATGTAAAGGTAGATATTCCGTTTGGAGAGTATGCAAATCCGTCCTTTGAAAGTCAGGTGGAAACGATGGCGAAGGCACGGCCTGGTGTGGCACTGATGAGCGTAGAAGCCCAGGTGGAAGAACTTTACGGTGATTCCAGGGATGAGCAGTGGAAACAGGAGGAAATCGCCCGACTGAAAGCGGAACAGGGAATTGCAGAGGTAGAAGAACCGGGAGTTAATATGGCTGCCGGGCTTTTTAATGTTAATCTGGGAGGTGACGGAGATGCAGGTGAAGGTGATGAACCGAGTGTACAGAATGAGCCAGGAGGAGTACCAAGGGCTGTTAAAGATGGCAAGTGATCAGGTACCGTTTGGCGTGTATGCTATCGAGAAAAAAGGATACGCGGAACTCCGGAATGACAAATGCAAGAGCATGAGCCAGTTAAAAAAGCTGATTCGCGGATTCAAGGCACAGGGATTCGAGGTACTCTCAAACGACGGCCAGATACTGCAGCCTGCAGGACAGGATGCTATGGAAGGGGCGCTGATGAGTGCAACCTGATGAGTACGATCTTGCTGAGACCTTCCGGCGCATCGAAAACGAACTGATTGCATCCATGATCCGGAATATGGATCGGCACAGGGCGGAAGAGACCAAGGAAGGTTACAACTGGTCCATGTGGCAGGTGGAACAGCTGAAAGCCCTGGAAAAGTACAAGCGGAAGAACCAGAAGAAGTACCAAAAGCAGTTTAAAAGCATCAATAGCCAGATTGAGCATCTGATCCGCCAGGCACGCATGAAAGGCAATATGAAGCAGGAAATCAGAATCTTGCAGGCTATCAGGAAAGGATGGAAGACCCACGGCAGGAACGGGACACCGGCGCATGATGCAATGACGGCAGAGTTCTTTAAGCTGAATGACCGGAAGTTGGATGCGCTGATCGAAGCCACTACGCACGATATGGAAGCTGCGGAAACAGCAGTGCTCCGCAAGGCCAACGATGATTACCGCAAAGCCATATTCAACGCGCAGGTGTATGCCAATACCGGAGCAGGCACATACGAAAAGGCTGTTGATATGGCTACGAAGGACATGCTGTCCCGTGGCCTTAATTGTGTGATGTACGCCAACGGTGCACGCCACACACTCTCTGATTATGCTGATATGGCGATCAGGACGGCCAGCAAGCGGGCATACCTGCAGGGAGAGGGCGAGAAACGGCAGGAGTGGGGCTTTGCCACTGTTATCATGGCAAAGCGTGGAAACCCGTGTCCGAAGTGCCTGCCCTTTGTCGGCAAGGTGCTGATTGATGATGTGTGGAGCGGTGGCAGCAAGGATGGTGTGGATCCGGAGACCGGGAAGCGGTATCCGCTTATGAGCTACGCTATCAGTAAGGGGCTGTATCATCCCCGCTGTAAGGACTCTCATACTACATATTTCCCTGGCATCTCCACAGCAGACGATACCTGGACAAAAGAGGAACTGGAGAATGTAGGTCTACAGAGCCAGCAGGAAGTCCGGCAGCAGTACACAAAGCGCCAGGAAGAGAAGTATAGTCGGTTGGCTGAGTATTCACTGGATCCGGATAACAAACAGATCTATGGGAGAAAGGCTTCAGAGTGGAGAAATGTTCGGTTTAAGACTGGCAATTTAGATGCGAGCGATTACATAGAGCAGAAGCGGGAAGAGCAGTTTTTTGGCATGCCAGATGAAATTACAGATGAATGGACTAAAAAGAACACGGACGGCTCTCTTATTGACATGAAAGAATATGATGTCAACGGAGTGACTTATAAAGTGGATGGAAAAAGGGTTACACTTCATCCTACGGAACAGGAACGGTCTGTTGCTGCGGTATTGAGCAAAAAGTATGGAAAGATTGTTGAATTTGTCCCTCAGATAATGTACCCACAAGGCATACAAACACCGGACTATTTGATTAATGGGGAGCGATTTGATTTAAAAACTTTTAAAAGTTCTGGGAAAAATGTATTTTACAATATGATTGCGAAGAAAAAGAAACAATCACCCAATTTCATTTTCGATATTACGGAATGTCCGTTATCCGCGGAAGAGATAGAGCGGCAGATAAATGGTCTTTATAGTTCGCATCATACTAGGTTTATAGAAAAAATTGTTGTGATGAAAGATGGCAAAATAGAAAAGGTGTATATGAGAAAATAAAAAGACCATTTATCCATCCGGTCAACCACTCATCGAGTGGGACAATGGGGACGGGAAATGGTCTTTTCTTAATTGTTTTATACCATTTTTTTAGAAAATATGCAAGCATAAGTCACAGGGATTGATGTTTTGCATATGTTTTGTTGCGACGTCGCAACGGTTATAAGCACGCAGAAATGCGTGTTATTTTTATGCCCAAACGCGAGTATGGCTCTAAACTCTGCGCGGCCGGTGACACCGATGAAAATGGACAGGTAACAAGAGAGACACTCTCATAAATGGAAAGGAGCACGAAGACATGAGAAAGAAATTCCCGATGAACTTACAGCTTTTTGCTGAACCTGGTAATCCGACACCACCGGAGCCACAGCCAACACCGCCAGAACCACAGCCGACACCGCCGACAATTGACTATGGAAAGATTCAGCAGATGTTGGATGGTACTCTGGCTGCTAAGGAAGATACGGCATTGAAAGCCTATTTTAAACAGCAGGGGCTTAGCCAGGAGGAGGTTGAACAGGCAATCGCAGCTTTTAAGGCTGAGAAAGCAAAGAATCAGCCAGATGTAGGTGCTATGCAGTCACAGCTTGCTAAGGCGCAGACAGCGGCTCAGGAGGCCCAGATTCAGAGTGCCGGAGTGCTGGCGGCAGTTGAACTGGGGATTGATTCTAAAACGATTCCATATGTCCTGAAAATGGCAGATCTGAGCCAGGTTATCGGGCAGGATGGAAAAATCAACGGTGAGGCTTTAAAAGCTGCCATCAATAAGGTTCTGGAAGACGTTCCAGGACTGAAACTTCAGGCAGGGGCTACGGGTTTCGTGCAAGTTGGGGCATCTAGTGGAACCATCGGAGAGCCTCAGCCAGGAACACAGACACCGCAGGCGAGCGTACCGACTAAACGTTGGAACCGCTTCAACAACTAAGAAAGGATAAGGTGAATATATGCCGAATTTAAACTATGCCCAGGTATGGGAGCCGGAACTTTTAGAAATCCTTATGCAGGGAGCATTAACGTCCCCATTTGTAACTACTAACGTAAGATGGCTGGATGCCAAAACCTTCCATTTTACCCAGATGTCCACATCCGGATACAAGAATCATAATCGCAATGGCGGATGGAATAAAGGTAATTACGTGCAGAAAGATGTGCCGTTTACAGTTACTCATGACCGCGATATTTCCTTCCTGGTAGATAAAGCGGATGTGGATGAGACGAACGCAACAGCATCTATCCAGAATATCTCCAGAACCTTTGAACAGACTCAGGTAGTGCCGGAGACGGATGCACTGTTCTTCTCTAAGGTTGCTCAGGCAGCTCAGAAAGAAGAGGGTTATCATTCTACTACTGCGATTGCGGCCTATACTAAAGCAAAGGTCTTCGGAATGTTGAAAGATATCCTGGCAAAAGGCAAGCTGAGAAGATACAAAGCAAATGGAAGCCTTGTGATGTATGTTTCCAGTGCTATCATGGATGCGCTGGAGCAGTCCACAGAGTTTACCAGAAAGATTGAACTGACCCAGATCGCAGAGGGCGGTATTGGCATCGAGACCCGTGTTACTGACATTGATGGTGTGGCAGTCATGGAAGTTGTGGATGACGAGAGATTCTATGATGCATTTGACTGGGAGCCGGAAGCAGGTGGTTTTGAGCCGCAGAAAAAAGTGGCTTCCGGTACCGCAAAGGCAGGCGCACACAAGATTAATGTTCTGGTTGCCTGCGGTCAGACCTGTAAGACCGTTCCGAAAATCTCCAGTATCTATTATTTCGAGCCTGGCGCGCATACGGAAGGTGATGGCTATTTGTATCAGAACCGTTCCTTGTCTGATGTGTTTGTATTCCCGAATGGCAAAGATAATAAGGTGGACAGTGTATTTGTTGACGTGGATACAGCAGAGTTTGGAGCCTGATTGGAGGTGATCTTATGGCCTATGAGCCGTATGTAACCACCGAATATTATCTGACAGAGTATGCCGGCAACACCGTGCCTGAGGATGAGCTTTTAAAAGCTCTCCGCCAGGCCTCCCGCCACATTGATTCCCTGACTTACAACCGGATTGTAGGTCAGGGATTTTCTAATCTAACACAGTTTCAGCAGGACATAATTCGGGAAGTTGTATGCCAGCAGGCAGATTTTGAAGCAGAGAACGCTGACGAAATCAACACCATCCTGCAGGGGTACAGCATTAACGGAGTATCGGCACAATTCGGCAGCTCCTGGAACGTATTTACGGATAAGGGCATAGCCATGAAACGCGATACATACTCCCTGCTGTGTCAGACAGGCCTGTGCTGCCGGTTAGCGAGGTGAAGCTATGAAATATCCATGCTTAGTACCAAAGCGCCTTTGTAAGACACCTGTGCACGTACATTTGGAATCAGAAGGACTCAGCAATCTTGGGGAACCAAAATACTCCCTGGATGTTGATTTGCTTTGTAATTGGCAGGATAAAGCAAAGGCAATTCTGACAGCTGAGAAAAAGCTGATCCAGATTACAGGAACGGCCCTCTTTCCGGGAGACATCGCACCGCAGATGCCGTCTCTCAGTGGGGGAACCATCACGGTATTTGGTGAAGAGAGACGAATTGAGCAGGGCTGTAAGAACCGGAACCCGGATGGCACGGTAAATTACTGTAGCCTGGAGGTGATCTGATGCAGGTTAAATCAACTGTAAAGTTAAATATGCCTCGTATTAAAGAGCTGACACAGGCAGCAGTGAAGTCACTGGAGATGACGGGCGAGGCACTGCATACAGAAGTTGTACAGGCGCAGGTGCTCCCGTTTGATACAGGAAACCTGCAGAATGAGAGCACCTTTGTGGATTATTCTGAATCATCATCCGGTAAAGTCAGCCTTGTTTCATCCACACCATATGCCAGAAGGCTGTATTACCATCCGGAGTACAATTTCCAGACAAAGGAAAACCCGAATGCAAAAGGAAAATGGTATGAGG